GGGCCACGCGGACCACCGCGGGCGCTCCGGCGGCCGAGGAAGACCAGGACGAGAAGGACGAGGCCGCCAAGGCCAAGGCCGAGGACGAGGAAGACGAGAAGGACAAGGCCGCCAAGGCCAAGGCCAAGGCCAAGGCCGAGGACGAGGAAGACGAGAAGGACATGCCCGACGAGGACGAGGACGACGAGGACGACGACAAGAAGGACGACGCCAAGGCGGCGGCCTCTGCCGAGCGTGCCCGTTGCGCCGCGATCTTCGCCGCGCCCGAAGCGGCCGCCAACCTGTCGCTGGCCGCACACCTCGCCTTCGAGACCGACCTGACGGCCAAGCAGGCCGTGGGTGCGCTGCGGGCCGGCGGGATGGCCGCCGAGCAGCCGCGTCGCTCCAGCCTCTCGGAGCGCATGGAGCGCCAGCCCAAGGCGAACCTGGGCACCGGGGGGAATGCCGGGCCCGACATGTCCACGGCGGCCGGCGCGGCCGCCTTCATCCTCGGCGCCGGTCGCGCCGCGCAGAAGGAGGGCTGAGCCCATGCCGCAGATTCCTCGGAAGATCGACGAGAGCTACAGCCCCGACAAGCTGATCGCGGGCCTCACGCAGCAGGTCACCTGGAACGGGACGCTGATCTCGGGCCAGAATCTCAAGCGCGGCGCCGTGGTGGGCAAGATCACCAGCGGCGGCAAGCTGACCCTCAGCCTCTCTGCGTCGAACGACGGCAGCCAGGTCCCCTATGGCGTTCTGCTCGACGACTACGACGCAACCGCGGGTGATCTCGCCAATGTCGGCGTGATCATCAAGGGCGAGGTCAATGAGAACGCCCTGACCCTCGGCACGGGCCACACGCTCGGGTCGATCCGGGAGGGCCTGCGCGATCAGGGCCTCTATCTCGTCCCCGCCATCGCCGGCTGACGCTGGCCCATCCAAGGAGATAGGCCACCATGGCCGTCAGCATCTACGACACCACCACGCTCATTCAGGTCGTCGAAAACCTGAAGGAGCCGAGCCAGTTCCTGCTGGACAAGTTCTTCCCGAACGTCATCCAGTCGGAAACCGAGTTCGTCACGATCGACGTGTTCGACGGCAAGCGCCGCCTCGCGCCCTTCGTGAACCCTCTGCGCGAGGGCCGCTTCGTGGAGCCGATTGGCTTCCGCAGCCCGACTTTCAAGCCGCCCTATGTGAAGCCGAAGACGCGCCTGGATCCGCTGCGCCCGATCCGGCGTTCCATCGGCGAGCGCATCGGCTCGGGCAGCCTCTCCCCCCAGCAGCGCGAGGCGGCGAATCTCCGCTTCGAGATGGAGGACCAGCTGGGGCAGATCAACCGCCGTTTGGAATGGATGGCCGCGTCGGCCCTCGCCAACGGCACGCTCACGGTAGTCGGTGACGGCGTCCCGACGGCGACCATCGACTACGGCCGCGCCGCCGCGCTGCAGATCACGCTGTCCGGCGGCAATCGCTGGGGCCAGTCCGGCGTCTCTCCGACCGGCCTACTGGATGCCTGGTCCGCCTTGGTGCTGAAGGAGAGCGGCTACGGCGTGACGGACATCGTCTTCACTCCCGGCGCTTGGGCGCTGTTTCGCGCCGATCCCATGGTTGCCGCCATCGTCGCTTCCTTCCAGAACGGCGAGCGCGACTTCATGGCCGCCGGCGTGCGCGCGCAGAAGGGTGGCATCCGCCTCGGCGTCTGGGGCCAGTACACGCTCTGGCTCTACTACGAGTGGTACATCGACCCCGCCGATGGCCAGGAGAAGCCGATGCTGCCGGACGGCACGGTGCTCATGGGCAGCGCCGACGTGGACGGCACTCGCGCCTTCGGAGCGATCATCGACCCGGAGATCGGCTATCCCGCCATCCCCTACGCGCCGAAGTCCTGGACCACGCAGGATCCCGCGGCGCGCTGGCTGATGACGCAGTCGAGTCCGATCGTGATCCCCAGCCGCATCAACGCTTCCCTCTCCGCGAAGGTGATCTGACATGGCCGAGAAGAACCCCAAGGACCAGCCGGAAGTCGGGCAGGCCCCCACGCCGACCATCACCCTCGAGGCGCTCGGGCAGCTGCGCGAGCTCTTTGCCAGCGACCTCGACAAGGCGCGCAGCCGCGATCTGGACAACCTCCGGCGGAAGCAGGCGCTCGAGGATGTGCAGCGCGAGAAGCTCGGCTCGGCCCGCGTGGTCGCAATCACTTCCTACACGGTTTTCGACGACGAGAATCCCGATGGCCGCGTCGTGAAGGCCGGGGATGAGTTCGACATGCCGCGCTACGACCTGGCCGCTTTCGAGGGCAAGGTTCGGCTGAAGGAGCTCGATGTGGCGCCCGACGCCGGCGGCGTGAAGATCTCCGCCAGCTGACATGCCGGTCGGCTTCGACAGGCTGAACGCCGCGGTCACGCAGGCCTTCGGCCAGCACGCGACGTACCAGTCGGGGATTGGCGGCCCGCCCTTCGGGGTGAACGGCATCTTCGACCGGTACTTCACGGCGACGAAGCCGGACGACGACGGCGTCCCGGTTTCTGTCCGGTTCTCCGCGCTCAGCGTCCGGACCTGCGACATGCCGCTCGGCTGGCAGCACCAGCAGGGCGACCAGGTGCGGGTCCGGGGCGTCAACATCGACGGGGGCGAGCTTGGAAAGAGCATCGTCTTCGACGTGGCTGAGGTCCAACCGGACGGGCAGGGGATGACGGTGCTGATGCTGACCCTGGCCTATGACCATGCCTGAGCCCTACAGCACGGCCCGGGAGAAATTCCGGGACTGGGCGGTCCAACGCCTCATTGCGGGCGTGCCCGCGGTCGAGGGACGGGTTTACCGGGCGCGCGTCTGGCCCCTGCAAAAGACCGATACGCCGGCGCTTCTCGTCTACAGCTTCGACGAGGAGAAGAAGCGCTCCAACATGGACGGCGGTCGCGCTGAGTTTGCGGCCAGCTGCACCATGGCGATCGCGGCCCGCGCCGTCGGTGTCGCGAGGGCTCCCGAGACCGTCGAGGCCCGGCTGGAATTCCTGGCCGGCCAGATCGAAGCTTCGCTCCTCCGGCCGGACCAGCTGACCCGCAGGGGCGACGGGGCCGAGTTCATCGCCGCCGTCCGGACCACGATGAAGGTCGAGCTCGCCGGCGACGTCTGCAGCGGCGAGCTCCTGATCGCCGTCGACCTGCACTGGACCGACGTCTTCCTCGCCCCCGAGCCCGACATCGTCTGCGAGGACCCCTTCCTCGCCATGCAGCACATCCCGCTCCCCAACCTGCCCTGAAGGAACCCGCCATGTTCGTGAAGCCTCGCGCCGGCCACGCCGTGCGTGACCCCGAGCTGCGCGACCTGCTGCCCCGGGAGGGTCGCGAGGTCGCGCGCAATGACTACTGGCTCCGCCGCCTCCTCGATGGGGACGTGACGGAGGTTGAGGCCAAGCCGGCCGAGCCCGAGAAGAAGGAGGCCCGCTGATGGTCGGCTTCAAGGAATACGCCCCGTCCAACCGCACGCCGCTCTTCTTCGCGGAGCTGGACAACAGCCGCGCGAACCAGGCGACCCAAGGCCAACGGACCCTCATCATTGGGCAGATGCTGTCGACCGGGACCTTTACGGCCGGGACGCAGGTGCTGGCCGAGAGCGTCGATTGGGTGAAGCAGCGCGCCGGGGCCGGCTCGATGCTGGCCCTGCAGATGGAATGGTACCGCAAGCGGGATCGCACGGGCGAGGTGCATGTCCTGCCGCTGGCCGACGCCGGCTCGGCCGTGGCCGCGACCGGCACCATCACGGTAGGCGCGATTCCCACCGGCACCGGCACCATCCCCCTCTACATCGGCGGGAAGGCGGTGCCGGTGCTCGTGTCGCCGTCGCTGAGCACGACCACGCTGGTCGCCTCGGCCATCGCGGCCGCGATCAACGCCGACACGGATCTGCCCGTCACGGCCACCCCTGCCACCGCGGTTGTGACCCTCACGGCCAAGAACAAGGGCCTCAGCGGCAACGACATCGACATTCGGCTGGCCTATCGGGGCACGCTGGGCGGCGAGGTCATGCCGGCCGGCGTGACGCTCACCCTCGTGCAGCTGAGCGGCGGCACCCTGAACCCGACGCTCGACACGGCGCTGGCGGGCTTGGGCGACGAGCTCTTCGACTTCATCGTCCTGCCCTACACGGACAGCACCAGCCTGGACGCCATCAAGGCATTCCTGGCCGCCCGCTGGTCCTGGGACCGGATGCTCTACGGCCACGCCTTCGCGGGCTTCCGCGGCACGCTGAGCGACGCCAGCACGGCCGGCAGCGCGCGAAACGATCCGCACGTCACCATCATGCCGATGAACAACTCGCCGACGCCGCCCTGGCTCCTGGGCGCGAACCTCGCCGGGGCTGTCGCGGTGAGCCTGCGGGCCGATCCCGGCCTGCCGCTGCACGGCCTGGCCCTCGACGTTCTCCCGCCTCCGCCGCAGAGCCGCTTTACCATCACGGAGCGGAACGTCCTGCTCTACGACGGGATGAGCAGCTTCATCGTCGCGGCGGATGGCACGGTCACGACCGAGCGCATCATCACCACCTACCAGACCAACCCGTTGGGGCAGCCGGACGACAGCTACCTCGACGTCGAGAAGCTCTTCACGCTGATGTTCGTCATCCGCGACCTGAAGACCTTCGTCACCAGCACCTACGGCCGATTCAAGCTGGCGAGCGATGGCACGATCTACCGCGCCGGGTCGAACATCGTGACGCCGGCGGTGATCCGCGACGGGCTGCTCGGCCGCTACCGCTTCCTCGAGCGCGAGGGCTACGTCCAGGAATACGACCGGTTCCGCGAGAACCTGATCGTCGAGCGGAACGGGGGCAACTCCTGCCGCGTCGACGCGCTCCTGCCCATCATCCCGATCGACCAGCTGCGCCAGGTGGTCGGGCTCGTGCAGTTCCGCAAGGGCGGCACGCTGGGCTGATCGGCCTTCCAACCCCACTGAAAGGAGGCCGAGATGGCCGATAACAGCCGCCGCTTGGCAGGCGTCGCCTACCTGTTCATCGATGGTGTGTCCTACCCCGTCGTCTCCGACGTGACCTATTCGGTCGCATCGGTGACCCGTTCTTCGCTGTCGGGCATGGATTACGTCCACGGCTACAGCGAGACGATCCGCCCGGGCTTCATCGCTGCGACCCTGCGCGACGAGGCCGGCACCTCGCTCGCAGGCTTCCAGGAGATGACCAACGTGGCCGTTTCGCTGGAGACCGCCAGCGGCAAGCGCGTCGAGGGTTACGGCATGTGGACCGTCGAGGCCGCCGAGGCCTCGCTGGCCGAGGGCACCTTCACCGTCCGCTTCGAGGGTGAGGACGTCCGCGATGACTGACACTGACGAGTACGTCGAGGACGAGGTCTCGGTGGAGGCCACGCCCCCGCGTCGGATCCGGTTCGAGCCCATCGAGTGGAACAACAAGCCTTTCGACAGCATGGTCCTGCGTGAGCCGACCGGCGGCCAGTTGGTGGAGGTCCGCAAGGTTCAGGACCCCATCGCGCAGGCGCTCAAGCTGATCCAGCTGAATTCCGGGCTGCCGATGCAGGTGGTGCACATGCTGCCGCAGAAGGTCATCGAGGCGGCGGGGGCCTATTTCGAGGGTTTTTCGCCGGCCTCCCCGGAGAAT